CCGACCTGTCCTTGGTCAATCCACTTTTGGGTAGATTTTCCAAGTTCAGGTAGAGTTATCGTGAGAAACGATAACCCCTCATGTTCGTACCGCCTGCGGACGGTATTAATGTCCGCAGTGGCGCTGATGCAGCATCGCGTAGCAGATTCCTCCGCTACGCGGGACCAGAGTGACATTAGGATTTTCAAGTGCCCTCCTCAATTGAGGTTACACTTCCTTAGCCTAATGACATCGACCTGTTAGGAAACGCTAGCTTTACCAACTAGCGCTGGGATGGTAAGTCCCACTCCAATCCTAACAGACCACCGATATGCCCAAAGGCATAAAGGATCAGGATCCCCTGGACCTTACGGACCAGGGGAAGCCATCGTAGATGGAACGCCGGCCAACCAAGAAACCTATTTTACTAGGTTCCGAAGAAGGCGGGCTACCATTTCATTGATGGACAAATGCATGACATCAAAGATCACGGCAATGAGAAGGAGAACACGGTAGTTCACCTTAACATAAACCGTGAAACTTTCGTCACGCAATTCCTGACCCTTATCGGAGAGTACGTGGAAGAATCCCTTATCTACACCTTCCGGTGTAGGTATGGATACATTCTCGCCACTCTCCGAACCGCTACGACTCACCACCGAGGAGTCTGGTGATGAGCGCATCCGTTGCCGCCGTGTACATGGTTTTGAAGCCAGTGTACACAGCGAGCTGCTCCGTCGTCGTATAGCCCGCTACCGGAACATCAAAGACGATGTAGTTACTCATCGACACTTTGACATTTTCGGTCGGGCGAAACGGGTCAGGAGCCAGCTTCGAGTGGTTGACTCGGAGCAGGTGTCGAAGGCGCTTCCCACTATCGTGGGAGGCCTGCACCTGCACGAGCCCATCACCACTCTGATACGTCGACTCGTCCTGCATCGTAGAAACACGAGGCAGCGATATCGTTGTACCAGAGATAGTAATGGACAGCGGATCAGTAAATGCCACAGGCATCACTCCTAGGACTCGGGTCTCGAGCCCCATGGCTCGACACAGATGACAGCAACATGCTGCTAGCGACGGGTAATACCCAACGCTGCAGCAATGGCCAACTGGCGGATCGTTAGACCCGCCCAGCTTAGGCCGAACCCGAAAGGCGTTGCCACTCGTCGTCTCTTGATTTCTGTTCTCAAGACGATAGGTGACGGGTAGACCTTAGGAGAAAACAATCTCCCAGGTCCGTCCAGAGAGTATCGGTCCGTTTTGATGGAATGTTCCATCACGTAACCGTACTTCAACGCCAAACCATCTGTGGCCCAATCCGAGAGATTCGAAACGACATCTCCCGCATTGGAGAACCAGTCAATGGCCCACGTCCACGGTGTCGCATTCCATACCACTTCCGGCGTCAAGTCAAGACCTGTTAGGGTCATGGCCTGACGAGCATTCCGAATCATACCGACCCTGGAGTCGTAACCCCAAGGAAGGTGATACGTGAATGCGCCCGAAAACCACACCTGTGTTTCAGTTGTGGTATCGCGGTATAGAGTTGCGTTCGGCTTAGTGCGGTCAAGGAACTCCGGTTGCCCGTCGAAAACGACGGGGTTCCGGCTTCCAGCAACCACACTAGACGTCGTGGTCTTCGTTACAGGAAAGCTATACCGGCGCCTAGTCACTCGTCCAGAACCACGCTCAAACTGTTCAAGAACAGAGTGAGAGTGGGTGACGGCATGATAGAGATCATGCACGTCACTGACGAGTGGTAGCCAGCCAAATTGTGCGTTAAGATATTCATCACCCGCAGAGCGGGCGATGGACGTCTTCCCCTGCCAAAGAGTCGCCCCAAAGAGTTTGGGGAGACCCTCGGTATGGAGTTCACGCAGAAAGTTGGCTGCCTGGGCAACTTGATTGGTGGGCTTACAGCGAGCAATAGCCGTAGTACCCAAAACGTCCAGGTTTCCCTGAGGCGGAATGGGCTGCGACATAATGTTCGCTGCGACCACGGTAGCATAGACAGGTCCGTACCATTCAGATACGCGATCCTGCCCAGTACCAAGGTCCTGTCTCCCAGTTACGTGCTGAAACTGCGGAAACTCCGCAGTAACAGTCGTTTTCTGAGAGAAGAAGTTACCACCAAGATCGCCTGGGAAAGTTCGATTATTCCGATTAGATCGGATAAAAGAACCCCAGCCGGCATGGCGTTCGTCAACAGTAGTTTGTTGACCCCTTAGAGAAGCAAGAGGAGGTGGAGTCATCGGTACACCCAACGTCGTGACCTTTGGTGTGGTCCGTACGTGAGTGACCGAATTCTCCTGCCAAGTAGTGTATTCGCCCCGCCCCTGAGTATCGAACAAATCAGGAACGTGGCGACTCTTGCTCGGCATCTCCAACTACCTCCCTTCGGGTTGTAACTGAGTGGTCAAGTCCAGGAAGGATAATCCTTCCTATCCTTACCAACAAGAGTGACAAACTCCCATAGGTAAGGTGTGCTGCATCGCGTCGGGGGTCCCC